ACTGCTCTCAATGCTGACGAAGCTGAAGCAATTGAGAAGCATGGTTTGTATGACCTAGCTGACTTTTTGCCCAAGAAGCCCACAGACGTTGAATTGAAAGTGATCAAGGAAATGTTTGAAGCCAGTGTAGATGGGCAACCTTATGATCCCGATCGTTGGAGCAACTACTACAAGCCCAGTGGTTTCAAAGGTGGCGAGGGAGTTGATGCAGACGCATTGCCCGAAGCCAAGCCAGTGGCACAAGCCAAGCCGGCTCTCAGTGTAGTAGCACCCGCAGTCGAGGACGAGGTCGAGGACGATGTTCCGGAAGCTGTTGCTCCAGTTGTAACCGCAACAACAAAAGCTCCGAGTCAAAAAGCCGAAGACATTTTGGCCATGATTCGTAATCGCAAGTCAACTACCTAACGGATGACAGGGGGCAACCCCTGTCTTTGTGTAATGAAGTTTGTACTGGCTTTCGAATCTAGCGGAGACACCATACCCTTTACCTGCGTAAACAATGCGGTACTCGAATACTATGTTGATCAATTGAACGCACGTAAGGCAAATAGGTTTGCAATTACCGAAATTTTCGGAGATCGAATAGCCAGTGACATACAACAGTTGCACGAGTCTATTGTTGATATCAATCACTGGATATTTGAAATACTGGATCGACATGTTGACGTATTTTGTGTGGAAGAATATTTAGATCAAGCAGTATTGAATAAACTACATTCAGACTGGACCAAATCACAAAATCAAATTTATTCAATAGCCCACAAAAGAAAAAAGTACAACAACAGTGAACAGTCGACCCTGATACATTCTTTATTCAATGACGATATTCCCGAGCCCACAACGGGTATGATTTTAAGCCAATTGGGACTGTTAAAAAGATACAATCAAATCAATGAATGTGTACATGAACTAGAACAAAATCTCGGAAGAGAATTGATATGTTTTGGTACCGATTGGGTAGAGATACCCAATCCCTATTCGGAAAGTTTGTTAACCAATGATGTGTGTAATTTAAAAATTGCATTCCATCACCAGGGAAGAGCTTTATATGAAAAATTTATAAATTTTGATTTAGAATTAGAACACGATGACGAAAATAATTTTCGTGAACTGGTGGCAGCAGTATCCATTAGATTGCAACCCAATCAAACATTTGAGCTGAGTAAGGAATATGTGCAGTGGTGTCAAAAACACAATAGGATACCAAGCGGGTTGGGCATTAACCTAGGCACCATAGACAAATTGGATGAACGATTAACAGATTATAGACAAATAATATTTAGAAACAGTCGACAAGACAATAAATTCAGTATACAATTAAACAAAGGATAACATTATGGCAGGAAAAGCATTTGACGTAAGTAAATTTAGAAAAGGCATTACTAAAAGCATTGATGGCATCAGTATTGGCTTTACCGATCCCACAGACTGGATCAGCACCAACAACTATGCATTGAACTATCTTATCTCGGGTGACTTTAACCGAGGTATCCCTATGGGCAAGGTGACTGTGTTTGCCGGTGAAAGCGGAGCAGGCAAAAGTTTTATCTGTTCGGGAAACTTAATTAAAAACGCACAAGCTCAAGGCATTTATGTTATTCTAGTGGACACAGAAAACGCACTAGACGAAGCATGGTTACGAGCACTTGATGTAGACACCAGCGAAGACAAACTGTTGAAATTGAACATGGCCATGATTGATGATCTTGCCAAAATGATCAATGACTTTGTGAAAGAGTACAAAACCATTCCCGAAGACCAACGTCCCAAGGTGTTGTTTGTTATTGACAGCCTGGGCATGTTGTTGACTCCCACTGACGTTAATCAATTTGCTGCTGGTGACTTAAAAGGTGACCTAGGACGTAAACCTAAAGCACTTACAGCACTTGTACGTAACTGTGTAAACATGTTTGGTGATTTGAACTTGGGCTTGGTGTGTACCAACCACACATACGCCAGCCAAGACATGTTTGACCCTGATGACAAGATCTCGGGCGGACAAGGCTTTATCTATGCTAGTAGTATTGTAGTTGCCATGCGTAAACTAAAACTCAAAGAAGACGAAGACGGCAACAAGATTAGCGAAGTAAAAGGTATTAGAGCCGCATGTAAGATCATGAAAACACGCTACGCCAAACCGTTTGAAAGTGTACAGGTCAAGATTCCATACGAGACCGGAATGAATCCCTATTCAGGACTAACTGACTTGATTGAAGGCAAGGAACTTTTAAAGAAGGAGGGCAACAGCTTGGTATATACTACTGCTGATGGAGAAATCATCAAGAAGTTCCGCAAAGGATGGGAACGCAATGATGATGGATGCTTGGATCGTGTGATGGCAGATATCACTGCTCATCCACATGTGCTATCCAAGACTGCCACAACAGAACAATCCGAAGAGGAAACCCAAGAATGAGTATCGATGTAGAAGTGCTTAGTGAAGCATACACCATATTAAAACAATATATTCCACAAAAGGATCGTCAAGAAGCTGCTGACAATTTAATGAGTGTCATGGTAGACATGTTGGGCGATATTGAATTACAAGAGTTTGGTGCCACTGACAGTAACCTTAAAAAAGCTCTCAAAGAATATGTAGTGGAAGAAGAGGACGAGTACCAAGACGAAGACGAATAATGTCCAAGTATTTTCCGATTCAAACAGAAACTGCCTGTGCATTAAAGTGGAGTTGGAACACGTTACGCCTATACAATGGTTTAACCAGTTCCTGCCACCGCGTTGACGGTGACATAATTGGAGTGGAAAATTTTGATACCTTTCACAATACACCTAAAAAAATTGCTGACCGAGAACTGATGTTAAACGGACAATGGCCGCAGGGTGGTTGTGAGTTTTGCAAAAATGTTGAAGCGGTTGGTGGCGATAGCGATAGACAATTTCATTTAAAGATCCCCGACCAACATCCCCGGGAACTTGATGCCGATGCCACACTGACACATGTGGCTCCCACCATACTGGAAATATACTTTGACAATGTTTGCAACATGAAGTGTCTTTACTGTTGGGACGGCTTCAGCAGTCAAATACAACAAGAAAATAAAAAATTTGGCGAGTACCGCAATGCCGGCGTCGTGATCAAAAATCTTGCAACAAAACATCCCGAGTCGGATGCACTAAAAAATCAATTTTGGAACTGGATGGATCAACATTCGCAAACTCTGCGTCGTTTGCACATACTGGGTGGCGAGCCTTTTTATCAACAGGACTTTACAACTTGTTTAGATTTTCTCGACAACAGAAAACATCCCAATTTGGAATTTAACATAGTTTCAAATCTCATGATCCGTCCTGATGTATTCCAAGCTCACATTCAACGCATAAAACAGTTGGTAGGTAAAAGAAAAATAAAAAGATTTGATTTGACAGCCAGTATCGATTGCTGGGCTCCCGAAGTAGAGTATGTACGAGCCGGACTAGATTTAACTGTTTGGAAAGAAAACTTCGAGTACTTGGTGAATGAGAAATGGATATATCTAAGCATTAATCAAACACTGACACCACTGACAATAAAAACCATTCCAGAACTGGTTGCGTATATAAATCGTCAAAGAGTTGATAGAGAAATAGGACACTACATGTCGCCGGTGTCGATGACACATGATTTTTTACATCCAGGTATTTTTGGTAAAGGCTTTTTTAAAACAGATTTTGATGCTATAATACTACTGATGCCCGAGCACACCTGGCAACAATGTGAGGCCAAAAAACAAATGCAAGGTATTGCAAATTTGATCGAGCATGGCACACGAGATCAAACAATAATTGATCAATTGGCCATCTATCTCACCGAGATGGACCGACGCAGAAATACAAATTGGAAAAATACATTCCCTTGGTTAACGAAAGAAATAACAAATGTGGTATAACAAAATAGTAGCAGATCTCGGCAACATACCTTCTTTTATCAGCCATTATGAAAATGAATTAAATATTGCTAAAGGTGAAATAAAAATACAAGGCAATGTTGAACGGGCATTGAGCAATTTACCCGGCTTGACCGAGCACAGATTTAATCAGTTGCAAGAAATAGAAGCAGTATTGGAATATTTAAATATACAGTTAAGAAAGATTCGTCGACGACACTTT